GGGTTGATTGTGATTACTTCTTTGCCCACGGCGGCGCAGCCTTCGCAGGTGCAACCATGGATGGCATAGGCATGCCAGTCGGCGCAACGCTAGGCAATGCGCCACCGCTCACGGCCTTGAAGCCGCGCACCTCGTTCTTGTCGCCATATTGCTCATCGCGCTTGATGTCCAGCTTGATTTGAAGATTGCCGCCGATCAGTTGATCTGTGTCGGTAACTTTGGCAAGGCCAATAGCGCGCATCAGTTCGCCAAGTTGCTGGCGCCCAATTTCCTCGGCCTTGGGGTTCGGGTTCTGAATGTTCAGATTGCCAAAAACCACGCGGCCCTGGTGAGTCGGCCCGGTCACGTCATAGCGAACTGCGATGAACTGGCCATTGCCTGCCTTGGTGTTTTTCAGTTCTGCGCCTGCGATAGTGACGCTGTACCATCCCGCGGGCAGTGGCTCAAAATTGCCACCGGATGATTGGGGCAGGTCGGCTACGTCGAAAGATTGTGAAAGAAACGCCATGATGTTCACTCCTTGATGGTGATGGTGTAAGACGGACGGCCTGGCATGACCGTGACCGCGTGCGAAAAAAGCTCGGTGATTTGTGAATCGGTGGATTTCCAGGCAGACATGTTGATTTCAGGTTTCCACCGGAAAAGCGTTGAAAGGTAAGCATTCAAACCAGCCTCGGCAGCGATCTCCTGCGCTTTGTCTGCATCGACTTTGCGATCAAGTCGGCCCACGATCTTGATGCTCAAGCCAGGCACGAGATGGCTCTCAGTGCCTTCAAGCGTAGGCTTGACGCCTAGCAGTGCTGTCAGCTTGTCTTCTGCCTCACGGCGCTTTGCGACTGCGCGCTTCTCCGCCTCTTTTGCCATAATCCATTCCTGGCTCAGTTGCTCCAGCTCTTGCATTTCAGCCTCCAATCTTTGCAATGATTGCGCCCAGGTCTGGCGCTTCCCACGTTTCCAGCTTGCCGCTGCGATCCTTGGCCAGCCACAGCCCGTCCGAGTCACACATCAGAGCCCGCTGGGTATTGCCTTCGGCATCGCGCTCGACACGAAGTGCCAGCACCTCGTCGAAGAAGTAGGGCAACTGCTGGCCAGTCTTATTGCCAGGCATGCTGGGCGAATACAGCACGCGGCCCATTTCGTCCTGGGTCTTTTCCAGCTTTGCGCTCATGTAAACGTGCCGGCCTGGCAAGTCGCGGAAGGCCCGAATGATGTCGGCCATCTGTTCTTGCATCGCGCCGTATGCTTGACGCGGATCTTTGCTTGCCTTTTTCTCGGCATTCAGCACCACCTCTGCCACTTCGCTGATGCTGTCCAGCGCCACCGATTGAAACTGAACCGCTTCGGCGCTTTCTGAGAGCCATTTGTAAGCCTCCGTCAGATCACCCATGCTGGCGATCTCAATGTAAGGCACATCGGCCCCAGCGATTGAAAGCAAGCCGCCCTCGGCGCTCAAGACAATGGGCGCCGGCAAGGTTGGGATGAGCGAGGTTTTACCCGCGCCAGCTTGCCCGTAAACGAGCAGTTTTACGCCGCTCATAGAAAGCGCGGAACTGCGCTTCAAGTTGATAGCCATTTGGTTTTCTCCGGTTGGCTGTTGAGATCGGCCCATTGCTGGGCCGGGTTGTTATTCTTGCACGCTTTCCTGCGCAAAGCCATAGGCCTGTTTGCTTTGACGCTGGCGCATTTTCTCCAGCATCTTCAAAGCAACTTGCAAGTGAGACCTGACACCAAGAAGCTCGATTGAATCAGTGCCAGTAGGCTTCACGTCATCGCTCAATTCAAACATGAACATGAGCGCATCCATCGCATTCGTGATATCGAGAACTTCCTCACGTACTTTAAACAGTCGGTCTGTGTAGATGTCTTCTGCAATGTTTCGCATGATGATGATCCTAAATGTGGGCTCCAAAAACTGGAGCCCATCTGATTACTTGGATGTGACCTTGACGCTGAACACAGCCGTCACGCTGGTGTTTGCCTCGATCACTTCGGCGGGGATGTTGCAAGCCTTGGCAATTGCTTTCCAATCCGTCACCTTGCGATTGGCCTCGACAACTTTGGCGCAGAACATCGCGCCGTCAAACACGCTATCGCCACCTTGCACCGTGGCCTTGTCTTTCATGCTGGCCTTGATAGCATCAGCACGCTTCTCAAGATCAGCAATCTCAGCCAGAAGCAAGCCAAGTTCGTCTGCGGCGGTCACGTTGATGTCAATCAGCTTCATGTCTTACCTTTCAATCTGCACCGTCTGGGGATCAGTTCGTGCAGTGGTTGTATTGTGCGCCAGCTTTTGCTAAGATGCAAGCGCTTATTTAACTTTTTCTGTACTTTTTGAGGCAGTGCACAATGACACTAGATGAGATAAAGGCTGCGCTCGCAGATCGCAACTTGCAGGCCGTGGCGCAGTCAATCGGCCTGAACCCGCACACTCTTTACAGAATCGCCGCTGGAAAAACTAGGCCGCATCGGGCGACAATGACGCTCCTGTCTCAATACTTGAAGGGCGGAGCAATCAATGGCTGATCTCTCAAAAGTGCTCGGCGGGCCGTGGTCGCCACCGCCAGAAAAGCGTGTTGCACCCGTCGAAGATCAGCTACTCGATGCAATGCACGCGGCAGGTATAAAGCACACACCTGAGCAGGTTCACATTGACGGCAAGATGCACCGATTCTGCACCTCCGGCAAACGAGGCGATGCAGGATGGTACATCGTCTTTCCTGATGGCATACCAGGAGGGCAATTCGGAGATTGGCGCACAGGCTTGGTGGCAAATTTCAAGGCCGACATTGGGCGCAAGCTATCGCATATTGAGGAAATGCAGCACGCCAGGCGGCAGGCTGAAGCATCGGCAATGCGAGAAGCAGAGCGAGTGCGCAAGGCTGAACTTGCCAGCGATATCGTTACAAAGATCTGGGTTAATGCCGGCGCCGCAAGCCCCGAGCATCCATACTTGTCACGCAAGCAAATACAGCCGCACGGCGCTCGTGTAACTGGCGATGGCCGCTTGATGGTTCCTCTTTACTCAGCAGATGGCGAGCTCACATCACTGCAATATATCGACATTGACGGAGATAAGAAATATCACCCAGGCGGCAAAACTGGCGGCAGCTTCTGGTGGCTTGGTGCGCTTGAAGATGCGAAAACAATCTACATCGCTGAAGGCTATGCAACAGCAGCCACAATCTATGAAGTCACAGGCCAGCCGTGCGTGATTGCATACAGCGCAAGCAGCTTGCCAACTGTGGCAGGCTCAATGCGTGATATGTATGGACCGCAGCAATCAATCGTGATCGTCGCAGATCATGACGCGCACGGCGTCGGCCAACGATACGCAGATCAAGCCAGCGCAAAGCATGGCGTTCGCGTAGTCATGCCTCCTGAAATCGGCCAGGATGCAAACGATTATGCACTAGCAGGGCATGACCTGGCGGCGCTTTTGATGCCAGCCACAGGCTCAGCAGTCGTTGAGAAATTGCAGCTGGTCTTTGGCGATCAATTGGGCGACGAATACGAGGCACCCAATGAACTAGTCGAAGGCTTGATGACAATCGGCAGTTCTGTAGTTGTCTACGGTGACAGCAACTCCGGTAAGACATTCTGGGCGCTGTCAGTTGCAACCGCCATCGCTACCGGCGCAGAATGCTACGGGCGCAGAACAGATCCCGGACTAGTTGTCTATCTGGCCAGCGAGGCACCTGGCAGCATTCGCTCACGCATGCAGGCAATCAAGAAGTTCTACGTGTGCAACCTGGAGAACCTGGCCATGGTGCCAGTGCCAATGAATTTCTATTCAGGCGATCAAGATTCAAACGATGTGATCGAGCTGGTCAAAGCAGTCGAACAGATCAAAGGCAAGCCCGTGCGGCTCATCATCGGTGACACATTAGCACGCATGAGCGCCGGAGCAAACGAAAACAGCGGAGAAGACATGGGGCCAGTCATGGCACGTTTTGACCAAGTTGCACACGCTACCGGAGCCGCCTTGATGATCATCCACCACAACGGCAAAGATCAGGCTAAGGGCGCCCGAGGCTGGTCAGGAATCCGCGCACACATCGACACCGAAATCGAAGTGGCAGAGAAGGACGGCGTTCGGTCTGTCACCGTCACAAAGCAACGCGAACTACCAGGAAAAGGTGAAACCATCTATTTCAAACTAGAAATAATCGAAATGGGGATTACTAAATTCGGTGAGGCCGCCACGACTTGCGTGGCAATTCCTGATTTAGATGCGGAGTCAGTTATACCGCACAAAAAACCCACAAAACATGATGAGAATATTCGCACCTTGCAACGTGCATATTGGGCTGGCGGCGCCGAAGAACAGGATGGTTTGCCTTATATTAGCCGCAACGCATTGAGAGAACTACTCATTGCAGATGGTATTTCCGAGCGCACCGCAACGAATAAAACAGAAGCCAGCCGCAAGGACGGAATGATCATGCCAATGCTCAATTCTGGCATCATTGCAACCGCCGCGAAGGGTTGGGTTATCATCGACCCCGCACACAGTAGCGCACTTTTGATGAGCAAAAGAGGACACCACAAATCCCCCTAAATCCCCCGAAGTCCCCCTGGGGTGTTTAGGGGGATTCGGGGCAAAAGCCCGGAAAAATCCCCCGCCCCTCCCCTAAAACGTATACGTTAGGGGGAGGTAGGGGGACCGGGATGCGGAAAAATTGGGGCAACTTCTCAACCGATGAACTTGAAGGAACGAAAGCATGACCACATCAAGACTCCACCAGATCGGCGGCACGCACTACACTACGAAAGAGATCCAGCCATGGGATGCCATGGAGGCTTGGATGAGTCACGAGGCATTCTCAGGATTCCTACAGGGCAATGCAATCAAATATCTCGCACGGTGGAAAGATAAGGGCGGGATTGAGGATTTGAGAAAAGCGCGGCATTATTTGGATAAACTAATTGAGGTGGAAAATGGTACGCAGAACTGAAGAGGAAAAGGTAGATATTGCTGAGCAAGTATTCGCATTGATGCGAAAAGGAAATAGCGCATTCAAAGCTTGCCAAATTGTCGGGATTCCTCAAAGCACGCTGAGCGAGTGGTTGAATAATAATCCCGCGCTCGTCGAAGAATACACACGCGCGCGCGAAGACCTGCACGAGCACATCGCCGCTGAGATCATCTCCATCGCTGACGCTCCGGTGGGAAGCACTGAAAGCGGCGCGACTGACAACGGCGCGGTGCAGAAGCAGCGGCTCCAGATCGACTCGCGCAAGTGGCTACTGAGCAAGCTGGCGCCGAAGAAGTGGGGCGACAAGCTGGAGCTATCCGGCGACTCCGACCGGCCAATTGCGATTCAGCAGATCGAGCGCGTGATTGTCAAGAAATGAAACTGCAAATCCAAACCCCAGCCTGGGCAGAGCCTTGGTTCAGGCCTGCGCGCTATAAGGGAGCATACGGCGGCCGTGGCTCGGGCAAGTCGCACTTCGTGGCGGAATACCTGGTCGAGCTGTCGCTGATGAAGCGCACCGACATTGTGTGCATTCGTGAGATTCAGAAGTCTCTCAATCAATCGGTGAAGAAGCTGATTGAGGCCAAGATCGAGGCGCTCGGGGTTGGGCATCACTTCGAGATCCAAGAGGCAAAGATCAAGGCAAAGAACGGCGGGCAAATCATCTTCATGGGGATGCAGAACCATACCGCAGACTCGATCAAGTCTCTGCAGGGCTATCACGTGGCTTGGATCGAGGAAGCGCAAAGCTTGAGCCATCGCAGCCTGGAGCTGCTTCGGCCTACGATACGTGAGGAAGGTTCAGAAATTCTGTTCACTTGGAACCCTGAGAGCCCGGATGACCCAGTTGACCGACTCTTGCGCGGCGACAATCCGCCGCCTGATGCCGTCGTGCTGCAAGTCAATTACGAAGATAACCCTTGGTTCCCGGATGTTTTGCGCGATGAGATGGAGTATGACCGCAAGCGCGACCCGGGAAAGTGGGCGCACGTGTGGCTCGGGCAGTATCAGCAAAACACAGAGGCTCGCGTTTTCAAGCACTGGCGCATTGACGAGTTCGAAGCGCCTGCCGATGCCGTCCATCGATACGGCGCTGACTGGGGCTTTGCTGTTGACCCGACCGTCTTAGTTCGGTGTCACATCATCGGGCGCACGCTGTACATTGATCACGAAGCATACCGCATCGGATGCGAGATTATGGACACGCCAAGCCTTTTCATGAGCGTTCCGGAGTCTGAGCGTTGGCCAATCGTTGCCGATAGCTCCAGGCCCGAGACGATCAGCCACATGCGGCGTAACGGATTCCCGAAGATCGTCGGCGCCGTCAAAGGCCCGCGCAGCGTTGAAGATGGCATCGAGTGGCTCAAGTCGTTTGACATCGTTGTTCATCCGCGATGCACTCACACAATCGACGAGCTGAACGCCTACAGCTACAAGATTGACCCGCTCACCTCGCAAGTGCTGCCGATCCTCGATGATAGGGACAATCACGTCATCGACGCATTGCGCTACGCATGCGAAGGTGCCAGGCGAGCGCAGACCGCGGCCAAGCCTCAGAGCGTGGCAATAGTCCCAACTGTCTCCGCATTCCGTCGCGCGTGATTTTTTGTGCGCTTTTGTGCTTGACATTGTGGGCGCCATGCCTCAGAATTCATACATCGCAACCCGAAACCGAAAGGCGACAAATGAACAAGTACCAAACCCAAGCGCATCAAAAATTCGTGGCCGTGATTGATGCCCGCGTTTGTGGCATCCCTTGCAAGCTCGGCATTGAGCACTACAACAAAGTGAATGGCCGTGATACGTGGGATTCAGACATGGATTACTACGGCTACACGGAAATGGAATGGGCGATTCTTGATCGCAACTACCGGCCCGCAAACTGGCTGGTCAACAAGATGACAAAAGCAGATCATGAAGAGGCGGAAGACTTGATTGATGACTTTTTTCAGAATCAAAAGCGCCGCAGAATGTGATATAAACAGCCCCGATACTTCGGGGCTTTTTTATGGCGCGCAGCAAAGCAGAAAAGTGGGCAGCAATTCACAGCGAGGCAATGGCCGAATTCGACGCCATCCAATCGTCCCTGCGCGATGAGCGCCTGCAATGCTTGCAAGATCGGCGGTTCTATTCAATCGCCGGCGCGCAGTGGGAAGGACAGCTAGGCGAGCAGTTCGAAAGCAAGCCACGATTCGAAGTCAACAAGATCCATTTGGCCGTTATTCGCATCATCAACGAATACCGCAATAACCGCATCACGGTTGACTTTGTTTCGAAAGACGGCGAGAGCGAATACGACAAGCTGGCCGAAACCTGTGACGGTCTTTACCGCGCTGATGAGCAGGATTCAGGCGCAGAGGAAGCTTATGACAACGCATTCGAGGAAGCCGTAGGCGGTGGCTTCGGTGCATGGCGCTTGCGTACTGTGTACGAGGACGAGGAAGACGACGAGGACGAACGCCAGCGCATTCGCATTGAGCCGATCTTTGATGCTGACTCTTGCGTGTTCTTTGACATGAACGCCAAGCGCCAGGACAAAGCAGACGCAAAACGCTGCTTCGTTCTCACGGCTATGACCCGTGACGCATACGCCGAAGAATGGGGAGATGATCCGGCGAGCTGGCCGAAAGACATCTTTCAACACGAATTCGACTGGCTCACGCCGGATCTTGTCTACGTGGCCGAATACTACCGCGTTGAGGAAACGAGCGAGACTGTGCGCGTTTTCGAGATGCTGGACGGTGAGGAACAACGCCACACAGACGCCGAACTAGAAGCCGATGATGGCGCTTTGCTGGTGGAGTTGCAGGCCATCGGCGCCAAAGAAGTGCGGCAAAAGAAGGTCAAGCGCCGCAAGGTTCGGAAATACATCTTGAGCGGGCGCGCAGTGCTTGAAGACTGCGGATACATCGCAGGAAAGCATATCCCGATTGTGCCCATGTACGGCAAGCGCTGGTTCATTGA